TACGTCGCCTACCTATTCGCCCACAACGCAGGAGGCTTCGGCCTGACCGGCACGGACAATGTGATTTCGTGTGGGAGCTTTACGACTGACGGCAGCGGTAATGCGACTGTAAGTCTGGGGTATGAGCCGCAGTGGTTGCTTGTCAAAAGAACAAGCGCAACTCAGAATTGGTTTCTTGTTGACAACATGAGAGGATTACCAGTTGTTTCGACAGGTGTTGCTCAGTTAAATCCAAACACATCCGATGTTGAAAGTTTAGGTTTAGGCTTAACTCCGACTTCTACTGGATTTAATGTCGGTATCAGCGCATCTTCAGACTACATCTACATCGCTGTTCGCCGTGGCCCGATGAAGGTGCCGGTTGATGCGACGAAGGTGTATTTCGGACAGACAGCAACTAACTCCAGCGACATCTTCACGCCGGGCTTTCCGGTGGACATGATGATTACTAATGTCAGAACTGGGTCAAACAACAACCCTGTTGGTGACAGGTTACGTGGTAGCGCCCCATACTTGTTTACACAAACTACTGCGGCAGAAGGCTCATTTGAATGGGCAAAGTTTAACGGCAATACAGGCCAGATGCAGCAGGTATACTTTACCGGCGCTGGCAGCTACATGAACTGGATGTTCCGCCGCGCCCCCGGCTACTTTGATGAGGTTTGCTATACTGGGACGGGAAGTGCGACTACGTTTAATCACAACTTAGGCGCTGTTCCTGAGTTGATGATTGTAAAGCGCAGAAACGCTTCTAATAACTGGACTGTTTATTCCGCTTCTATGGGTAATACTAATCGAATTTTTATAAACCAGACAGCAGCCTCTGCCGCAGACTCTACAATATGGAATAACACAACGCCAACAAGTAGCGTATTTACTGTAGGTACGGCGTTTGCAACAAATAATTCTGGCGACACATACGTCGCCTACCTATTCGCTACAGTTGCAGGCGTATCCAAAGTCGGCTCATACACCGGCACCGGCACAACGCTCCAGATCAACTGCGGGTTCACGGCTGGATCAAGGTTCGTTCTCATCAAGCGCACCGATAGTACAGGCGATTGGTACGTCTGGGACTCCGCACGCGGCATAGTTGCTGGCAATGATCCATATCTGTTGCTCAACAGCACGGCTGCGGAAGTTACCGGCACCGACTACGTTGACACCTATTCCGCAGGCTTTGAAATCAGCTCCACGGCTCCCGCTGCAATCAATGCCAACGGCGGCTCGTTTATCTTTCTGGCAATCGCGTAAGGAACACGGTCATGCAAGTACGGATCAGGACAACTGGCGCGGTAATGTTTGAATCGGAGCTTCGCGCATGGCTCCAGCAAACTGATGGCCCGTCATACGACACACTGACGCCAGAGGTCATGGAAGCCATTGGCGTTGACCCCGTGTTCGAAGGCCCGCAGGCATCCGGTGGCACAGTCTACCAGTACAGCCAGCGTGATGGCGTCGAGCAGATCAGCGGCAACTGGTACACCAAGTACATCCTCGGCCCGGTGTTCACGGACACGACGGTCGATGGTGTCACCACAACGGCTGCCGAAGCCGAAGCCGCATACAAGGCCACCAAGGATGCAGAGCAGTCTGCCTCTGTTCGCACCAGCCGCAATGACAAGCTGGCATCTTGCGACTGGACACAACTTGCAGACAGCACAGCAGACAAGCCCACATGGGCCACCTACCGTCAGTCATTACGCGATGTTACGGCGCAAGACGGGTTCCCGTGGAACGTGACATGGCCGGAGGCACCGTGAAATGACTGGACCAGATGAAACACTGAAGCACGTTGCAGATGCCGCATCTATCATCACAGTTATAGGAACATTAACAAACGTGCTTCCACATGCAGCGGCGCTGTTTACGATCATCTGGACCAGCATACGGATTTACGAGACTGACACTGTGCAGCGTTGGTTGGGCAAGAAGCAGGGGTAAGGTAATGGTATGGACCCTGCCACGATTGCTCTCATATTTGGCGCTGCCAAGACCGCGTATAATGCAGTCCAGCAGGGCATCAAGTTTGGCAAAGACATCAACTCAATGTGTGGGGATGTCGCCAAGCTTTACGGGTCTGTCGCCAAACTAACGCAGGCCAGCAAGTCACCTCCGAAGCCCAAGCTGTTCAGCAAAGTCACAGCCGAGGAAATAGCCCTAGACATAGTAGTCAAGCGGCGCGAGGCGGCAGAGTGGGCAGAGAAGGTCAAGAATGACTTCGTTGCAATCTACGGCGTGCGTGGCTGGGAGGAAGTTCTAAAAGAGGTCATCAGGGTGCGAAAGCAGCAGAGACAACTGGAAGAACAGAAAGCCCGTGAAGCCCAGCAGATGCGTGAAGACTTGGCTCAACTGGGGCTGGTTGTGTTAGCGGCTTTGGCAATCATGGCTGGATTACTTGCCCTAGCGGTTTGGATGGCATAATGGCAAAACCACCTGTCAAAAAAACAGCAGCAAAGAAGCCACCGGCAAAGAAGCCTGTTGCTCGCAAGAAGCCTGTTGCCAAGCCTGCTGAAGTTGCCGCACCTCCCAAGCCTCCCGGTGGACCAATCGACAAGGCGCTTGATCTCGTAAAATGGATCGACAGCCCGTTCAAACTGGCGACAGTTATCGGTCTGGGCGTTTTCGGTCTGGCTGGCTACATCATCTACGAGCAGCAGGATAAGCTTGTCGGCTCAATGCTTAGTCGCGATATTATGCCGGTGTTGATGGACGATCAGCATGTAGCTGGTGCAGGCGGCCTACTGATGCGCGATCTCAGGGCTGAAGCCGTCATGATCCATTCGGTTGACCTTGGCAAAAATGCCCGTACCACAAAGGTGGTACTGTCATCAGATGGCAGATATTTGCCGCTAGAGGGTCGCAAGGGCGCATTCTTCAGTGGATCACCAGCCAGAAACCGTGCGGCAATCGCGATGTTGAATGGCGAAGTAGCCTGTGAACCGTTCGAGTCGTCATCTGATCTTGGCGACTGGTTGCTAAGTCGCAACGTAACGTACTTGTGCCGAGGTGCAGCGCCACCGGATGCAGGCCATATGGTTGGTTATGTTGCAGTTGCTTTTAAGCAACAGCCGCGTGATATAATCGCTGTGAAAGCCCGAATTAACCAAACAGCCCGCGACATCGCAAAATAGGGAGAATGTAGATGAGAATGTCAGCAGCCGGTCTTGCCATTGTAAAAGAGTTCGAGGGTCTTAGACTAAAGGCGTACAAGTGCCCCGCAGCAGTCTGGACCATTGGCTACGGCCACACCTCTGCGGCAGGCGCACCAATGGTCACAAGCGATCTTGAGATCACGCGGGACGCTGCCGAGGAAATCCTGAAGCGCGACATGGTGCAATACGAGGATGGCGTTCGCAAGTACGTCAAGGTTGACCTGTCGCAGGGCCAGTTCGATGCTCTGGTTGACTTTGCATACAATGCTGGTGTTGGCGCTCTTGCCAAGTCCACCCTGCTGAAAAAAGTCAACGCTGAGAAGTTCGACGAGGTTCCTGCCGAGTTTATGAAGTGGACCAAGGGTGGTGGCAAAGAGTTGCCGGGTCTGGTTCGTCGCAGGAGAGCAGAGGTCAAGTTGTGGCGTGGCCTTGATACCGAGAAGCCGATTTCTGTTGATGAGGCCCGTGCAGAACCGGATCAGCCCAAGGCCCGCAAATCAATTACCCAGTCCAAGGAAGCCAATGCTGCCGTGGCCGCTGGTGGCTTGGGTACGATTGCTGTGGTTCAGGAAGTCATGCCGATGGTGCGTGAGGGCGGTGATCTCTTAGGTTCCTTGAGCCCGACGATCCTGATCCTGTTCGTCATCATCGCAGCGGCAGGTGCAGTCTGGTACTTCCGCAAACAACGTCTGGATGAGGAGGGATCATGATAACCTTGCTGTTCAGCCCACTTGGGCGGTACATTGCCATCGGCGGCGTCTTGCTGGTGGTCCTTGGCGGCATTTATGTTAAGATCAAATCTGACGCCGTTTCCGAGTATCAGGCCAAAGCAACATCCGAGGCATTAAAGAGGACACAAGATGCGATTGCTGCTGGTGATGCCGCTGCTGTTAGTCCTGAGCGGCTGCTTGAGTCTGACGGCCACAGGCGGGACTGATCTTGTCGCTTGCTCCGTCTGGCGCGATGTGTCGTGGTCGTCCAAGGATACACCTCAAACAATTACCGAGGTGAAGGTTAACAATGCGCGCCGTGAAGGCTTTTGTGGGAAAAAATAATGGCCCTCGCACCTCTCAGCATCCCGCCCGGCATCGTCAAAGCTGCAACACCGTTGCAGGTGAAAAACCGATACTTTGACGGCAATTTGATCCGGTGGCGTGCTGGCAAGCTGCTGCCTGTTGGCGGGTGGGAGCGCATCACATCAACACCGCTATCCAGCACCATCAGAGCTATATTCCCGTGGGCTGGGTATGACGGCGGCATCTACGCTGCAATCGGCTGTGAGAACAAGCTGTTCGTGCTGCAAGGTGCAACTTACACCGACATCACGCCAGCAGGGTTTACCGGGTCTAGTGCAGGCGTATTCGGCGCATTTGGCACTGGCGACTATGGCGACACCTATTACGGTCTCGACACCGACCCTACATTCCCTCGCGATCCGACACAAAGCTTCCTGCCAACATTCTCATGGACTATCGACAACTGGGGCGGCGATATTTTGGCCGTGGCGAGTAGCGATGGCCGTTTGCTGCACTGGAACGATGACGAGGCTACGGCAACTGAAGTCGGCTTCAACACTGTGACCACCATTGTTCGAACCAGCAATATCGCGACCGTAACCACGACCAACCATCACGGGTTTGGTGTTGGCCAGAGCGTAGACATTGCGGGCAACACGGTCGGCGCTCTGAACGGCACATATACAATCACAACAACACCGACGCTATCGACGTTCACTTATGCCAATTCTGGAACCAACACGACGGGCACAGGTGGAACGGCAAACGCCATAGCTGCCGATCAATGCCCGACTAATAACCGTGGTGTCATTGTTACGCCAGAGCGCCATGCTGTGCTAATTGGTGCAGGTGGCAACTTGCGGCGTGTGGCGTGGTCGGATCAGGAAGACTACACAGAATGGGACTTTGCAGACCCGACGAACACGGCAGGCTTCCTCGACCTCGATACCCAGAACAAGATCACCATGTGCGCCTCTGTGCGTGAGGGAACACTGATCTGGACTGAGGACGAAGTGTGGCTGATGAGATACATCGGTGCGCCGTTCATCTACCAGATTGAGCGCATCGGGTTTGGCTGCGGCTTGATTGCTGCCAAGGCATTTGCAACATTTGCTGGCAGGTGCGTCTGGATGGGCCGGGAGAGCTTCTTTTTATATGACGGCGGCACAGTTCGCCCGCTGCCCTGCACTGTCGGCTCTTATGTCTTTGAAGATGTAGACCCGCAGACTGGTGGACTTTGGACGCACGGTTCTGAGAACAACATCTTCCCTGAAGCGTGGTTCTGGTATCCGTCGCAAGGGTCGGCTGTTCCCGACAAATGCGTTTACTTCAACTACGCTGAAGAATGGTGGGGGATAACAGATACCATGACGCGCACAGCAGCCTGTGGCTCCGGTGTGTTCCAGTTTCCGCTGGCAGCAGATGAAGAAAACGACATTTATCAACAGGAAAGTGGCTGGACGGCTGCGGGTGTGCCGATCACAACAGCCCGGTTTGCTGAAACTGGCTCAATCAACGTGCAAAACGGCAACACCATCAGTCATGTCAGGCAGGCAATCACCGACAGCGGGTACGCCTATGACAGCACGCAGTTGACGTTCTTCTCCTCATACACGCCAGAGGGTGCCGAAACGACCAGCGGTCCATTCTTTCCACGGGCGTCAGGTTACACAGACATGCGGGTATCCGGGCGCGACTTCAGGGTCAAGGTTGCCGCAACTGAGGATGGCGAGTGGTCGATTGGCGAGATGCGCCTTGAGATGACAGCAGGGGGTGGGCGATGATTGTTAACTTACCGACGCCGCCAACAGGTTATGACCGCGAGTATTTCCGGTTCTCGTTTTCCCTGTTGGAGCGGCTACTTCAGCGGGCTGTCAACACATCTGAAGCTGTACAGGGCATCCTGCTTCAGGCTCCAGACGGCAGCGTGTGGAAGGTTGAAGTCACCAACGCTGGCGTGTTGACGACGACATCTGTCCCATTGGGCCAAACTGGGGCTCCGACATACTGATGGAATATGCACATCTCATAGCAAGGCTTGAGCGGGCACTGGAACATGGTGGCGGCGGGTATTCCGTGCCAGACATTGTGGACGGTCTGGAGCATGGGCGGTTTCAGATATTCCATAATGCTGAAGCATTAGCGATTACTGAAATTGTGCAATGCCCACAGGTGCGATACCTCAACATTTTTCTTGCTGCCGGTGAACTCAAGTCTGTGGTACGGTTGCATAACAAGGTTGAGAAATTCGCACGCAAGCATGAGTGCAACTACATGCAGGCCACAGCCCGAAAGGGTTGGGAGAAATTCGAGCCCCAGTTTGGTTGGCAATCGACCCACACAGTTTACACGAGGAGCCTAACATGAGCGGTGGTGGTGGACCCCAGACGGTCGTTAATAAAACAGAAATCCCAGAATGGGTGCAGGCTGCTGGACAGCGCAACCTGTCTGCCGCCTATGACGTGTCGCAGTTCATGCCCGGCCCGTATGAAGGCCAGCGTGTAGCAGCCCTTGCTCCCGGTCAGGTTAACACCATCGGTGCAATCGCTAACAATTACGCGATGGCCCAGCCTGCGTTTGCACAAGCGCAGCAGATGGCTGCAACCGCTGGTGCATATCAGCCGTCACAGGTTACGGCAGGGCAGTTGTCTAGCACAGACCTGTCGCCGTACATGAACCCGTATACTAAAGACGTGCTTCAGTCGTCGCTTGATACACTGAACATGCAGCGTCAGACCGGGCTGAATGCGGCACAAGAGGCTGCGGTTAAAGCCCGTGCATTTGGTGGATCGCGTCTCGGCATTCAGGAAGGCGTCGTCAACGCAGCAGCACAGCAACAGGCTGGACAGCTTGCGGCACAGTTGAACGCTCAAAATTACACACAGGCCCAAGCTGCGGCACAGGCTGACATGGCTCGCCGGATGGACGCGCAACGCTACAATCAGGCTGCGGGTATATCTGGGGCAGGTCTTGGGTTGACTGGGGCGCAGACGCTTGGCAGCCTTGCGCAAGCGGGACAGGAATCCTTCCTCACAGGCGCAACTGGCGCACTTGCTGCCCAGACCGCACTTCAGCAACAGCAGCAGCAGGAACTTGCAGCAGCGCAGCAGTTGTACACTGAAAAGCAGCAGTTCCCGTTGCAGCAGTTGCAGATACCGATCCAAGCCCTCGGCATCACGCCATATGGCCAGACCAACACGCAGACGAAATCTGGTGGCGAGTCGGGCAGCGGCCTAGCAACTGGGCTGGGTGCGGCATCGTCTGCTGTGTCAATCTTGGGAACGCTGGCGTCTCTATGATTGATACCGCGCTCCAGTTTTCCGGTGGCAAAGACAGTCTAGCCTGCCTGTACCTTAACAAGCACAGGTGGGACAATCTGTATGTTGTCTGGCTGGACACGGGCGCAGCGTATCCTGAGATGGTTGAATATATGGAGGGTTGGAAAAAGCGCCTCCCGCATTTCGTCCACATCAAGTCTGACCAGCCCGGCAACATCAAAGCACGCGGCTGGCCTGTTGAGGGGTTGCCGGTTGAAAA